ATCGCCCTTGATAAGAAGACTTCGTCGCTTTATAACTTCATCGCAGATGAACTGAGCAACGAACTCTTTGAAGCACAGCAGTTGCTGGGTGCTAACTTCTCTCTGATGGCCCACTACGGACATGACAGCAAACCTGGAAGTCCTGTAGATCAATTGCGTGGATCAATCATGTCTAAGATTACTGCTCTTCGTATGCTGTGTGATGATCCAAACCTTTTGCATAAGAGCGCAGATAAGTTTGATGAGCATCTTGGAGAAGGAAGTGCGTATGTAAACAGTTTAAAGACAAGAGACTTACTAGATGGAGTAACAAAGACTCCAAAGTTAGATGCACTAAAGACTTATGTAAACGATCATCTAGATACTGACCCAGAGGCAAAGGTAGTTATCTTTACTTCCTGGGTAGGAATGCTGGAGAGTATTCAAGAAGCAGTTGGTGGAACTCTGTACACGGGTTACATGAACGCTAAGGAGAAGGAAGCAAGCAAGACCAAGTTCCTAACAGACCCAGAGTGTCGTGTGTTTATATCTTCCGATGCTGGTGGCTATGGTGTAGATTTGCCCATCGCTAACCTACTGGTCAATTACGATCTGCCATGGAGTGCAGGACTTGCCGTCCAACGCAATGGTCGAATCAAGAGAGCCTCTAGTCGTTGGCCTAGTATTACTATTCAAGACATGTTGATTGCCGATTCGATAGAAGAACGACAACATGATATGCTCCAGCAGAAGAACGCAGTAGCAGATGCGGTTATTGATGGTCAGGGCATTAACGCAAAAGGTGGTGTCGACCTTACCGTTGGAAGTTTGATAGGGTTCTTACAGAAAGCAAGACCATAGGGGGAAACATGGCAAGAGTAAAAGCAACCGAATCACGAGAAGAAGATCCACTGATTAAAGATGCGAGAGAATACTCCTTCTTAAAACAACAAATTGAATTCCTTGAGAAGCAACAGAAGGAAGTCCGTGAGCGTTTGTTTACCCAGTTAGATGAACTGGGTGAAGTAGACGACAAAGGAAATGTCATTATTGAATTACCTGAAGAGGTAAATGGATTTGGTGCTGTCGTAAAGCAGCGTCGTGTATCACGTAAGATCGATGAACTTGTTGCAGATGAAATCATTACTGAAAAAGGAATGGAAGAGCAACTGTACAAGACCATCCGTGTTGTAGATGAAGATGCGTTAATGGCTGCTCTCTACAACGATGAACTTACAGAAGCAGAGATCGATCTAATGTATCCACAGAAAATTGTGTGGGCGTTAGTAATGAATAAGCGATAACGCATGGCAGGACTACGAGGACAAGATGAGATCGAGGCAGCATTTGCTGACCTTGAATATGTTCCTGGCTCAAAGAAGAAACGCCGTGACCTAGATCCAAAAGTTTCTCGTCGTAAAAGCGGTGAGAGTAATGGTTGGGATGCAAACCCAGTCATTAAAACATTAGGTGGAGTAGAGACAGAGGTGTTCACAATCGGTGCGTTAGCACTTGCATTGGAGAAGACAATTGTCACTATCCGCTTATGGGAACGCAAGGGATACATTCCTCGTGCTCCATACCGTCTTCGGTCTAAGACACTAAAAGGTGAGAAGACTGGAGGCAACCGAGTTTATACTCGTGCACTCATAGAATCTTCGATTGAGGAATTCAATCGTAGAGGATTACTAGGTTCTGCTCGTGTAGAGTGGAGCCAACACGAAGACCTAACAGATGCTTTAGTAAAGCGCTGGAAGGAAATCACATCCACCGAGAGCCGTTAGGCCTCATTACCAGAAAGAAACAAATGCCAATTACAAAGCCACAGGTAGATGCAGATGCATACCTCGACGAGGACAGCGAAACTGCAACACCAAAAGTAGGAACAACCGTACAAGAAGGATGGGATGCAATCGATGCTCTCGTCTCAAAGTCAGAGGGAGACTTCCCAACTGATTTCCGTTTCTCCGAAGAACCACAACTTGTGAAGTTCCTCGAAGATCGACCATTTGCTTCATACGAACAACACTGGATTGAACGCCCTAAGGGTAAGAAGTCCTTTGTTTGCTTGGGAGATAACTGCCCACTATGCGATGTACTAGGTGATAAGCCTCGTGGAAAGTTCGCATTCAATGTCCTTGTTCTCAGTGGTGAGACACAGGGCGTTCAAATTCTTACAGCACCACCATCACTTGCTCGCCAGATTAAGAAGGCGCATGATGATGAACGTAAAGGACCTCTTGACAAAGAGTTCTGGGAAATTTCTCGACTAGGTATGGGCCCAACTACGCAGTATACCCTCAACTTCGTTCGTGGCCGAGATCTAGCAGAGGAATGGAAGTTAAGCAGTGACGCTGTTAATGAACTTGTAGCAGCCGCTGTTCCGTTCACAGCAGAAGTAATTAGGGAGACCCCTCGCTCCGAAATGCTTGAGGTTGCTCGCTCTGTAGCGTAACTGTTCTTCCAAGAGAAGGGGTCTGTTTATTTCCGTTTTCAGGCCCCTTCTCCTTACAGATTGAGGGATCATGAATATCATTACAACAAAAGAACAACTAAAGGACCTTGTTGAGTTCTACTCCAAGGTAGATGCTTTCGCCTTCGATGTGGAAACAGTTGGAGAAAATAGAATCCAACCTGTAGTCAACGATGTGATGTGGATTTCCTTAGCAACAGATGGTCGCACTGATGTTATACCGATGGGTCATCCTAATGGTGAGTTCCTTCGATGGGATAAAGAGTTACTACTTAGTGGTCAACGCAAACTTGCTGCAGGTAAAGAGTTAAAAGATGCAGACTACTCAAAGAACGAAGCCAAGTGGACTCCAGTATTTGATGCACCACCAGCACAACTTCTTCCAGGAGATGTATTTAAAGCCTTAAAGCCTTTGTTCTTTAGTGACAAGTTAAAGATTGGTCACAACGTTAAGTTTGATTTAAAATCAATTGCAAAGTATTTCCGTGGAGAAGTTCCTAAGAAGCCATTCTTTGACACGATGATGGCTTCATTCATTATCGATAACAGAAACAAGAACATGTTAGGACTTGCTGCTTGTGCAGAGCGAACACTCAAGATCAAAGTTGAAAAAGGTATTGGAGCAATGGTGGAGGTTCACTCTTTCAGCGATGTTGCTTACTACTCAGGGTTTGACTCAGAGGTAACGTGGAAGTTGTACAAGGCTTTAGAGCCTAAGTTAGAGGGAAGCCTCAAGCGTGTATGGGCATTAGAGATGGATGTTGTTGCAGCCTTATGCGATATGGAACTATCGGGGGCCAACATCGACGTTAAAGAACTTACATTGTTGAAGGCACGTCTTGAGAAGGACATCGATCTTGCACGAGCAAAGGCGTGGAAGTTAACGGGCAAACCATTCTCTATGAACTCAGTGAAAGAAAAACAGGAGTTACTGTTCTCACCTAAAGAAGAAGGCGGTCGAGGTATTCGTCCTAACCTTCGTATTCGTATTGCACTTACTACAAAAGGTCAAGAGGTTGCTGCAAGTAATCCAGAAGCATTAAATATCCGTCACTACTCAGTGTCGTCTGATGCTTTGGAGTTCTATCGCAAGAAGGATGAACTTGTAGATGCAATCCTTGAGTATCAAGACCTTAACAAATTGATGACCACCTATGTGATGCCGTACCTAGGTGGAGAGATTACTCGTACCACTATGGGCAAAGAGAAGATCGTTGACAAGAAGAGCCTCATGATTAACGGCAAGGTACACACAAACTTTAAAGCGCATGGAGCAGAGACAGGACGCTTCTCCAGTAGTGACCCTAATCTCCAGAACATTCCTAGTAGTGGAGAGTATGGAAAACTTATCCGTAACTTGTTCATTGCACCACCTGGGTACAAGTTAGTTGTTGCAGATTACTCACAGATTGAACCACGCATCATTGCAGCCTTCTCAGGTGATCCGATTATGGTAGAGAACTACAGGACTGGTGGAGATATCTACACAACTATTGGTGACACTATGAAGGTAGATCGTAAGGCTGGAAAGGTATTGGTTCTATCGATTGCTTACGGCGTTGGACCAGAGAAGATTGCACAGAGCATTGGTTGTTCTGTAACAGATGCTAAAGATTTGTTAGCGCGATTTGAGGCGCAGTTCCATGACATCTCTAAGTACAAGGCAAAAGTAATTAGACAAGCAACTGGGAAGGCTCCTATACCATATGTAGAAACCATCTTTGGCCGTCGTCGTTACATCCCAGAGTTAAAGAGTCAAGACAGAGGACTAAAGTCACGAGCAGATCGTCAGGCATTTAATACAGTAATTCAAGGATCTGCTGCAGATTTAATGAAATTAGCCATTGTTAGAGCACATTCTTGTTTTACTGATGAACCAGATGTGAATGTCGTGTTGACTATCCACGATGAATTAGTTACCGTTGCTCGTGAAGATCTAGCAGAAGAGACAGCAGAAGCAATCCGTGTGTCGATGGAAGGTATTCACCTACCAGAGATTACAGTTCCTCTTATTGCTGATGTAAAAATTGTAAACAAGTGGGGAGAAGCAAAGTGAGTAATGCAGACTGGTGGGCAAAGCAGTTAGGTGCACAACCACAGGCACCACAACAAGTTCCTGTAGCAGCACCTCGTCCTGCTAACAATCCAATGCCACCTTCGCAACAACCCATGACTCAGTTTCAACCTGTGCAACCACAGCAACCTGCATCACGAGCACAGAGCGCATTACAGACAGCATCATGCCCAGAGTGTGGTGGGACTAATTACATGTCTGTGCAGAAGGCTGCACCACGTTGTTATGACTGTGGTTATCCAATCAGTCAATCAGGAAGTCGTTACGGATCGTTAACTGGAGCAAAGGTTGAAGGTAGTGCCAAGAGTGCTATTGGTAATGATGTGCAAAGCAACTGGAACCCACAAGGGATTATTGGGAGAATTGACGGATGAATGATGAAGCACGCAAAATTGTCGCAACCCTCAACAAAAAGTTTGGCAATAATGTGGTGGTTATTGCGTCTGACATTCGGTCTGATCTTATTCCTCGCATTACTAGTGGCTCTACCACTCTTGATTATGTATTGGGTGGTGGTTTCCCTGGTAATCAATGGAACGAACTCATTGGCGAGCCATCGCATGGAAAGACAGCGGTCGCGCTTAAAACAATTGCAGCAAACCAAGCACTGAAAGAAGACCACACGACTGTGTGGGTTGCTGCAGAGCAATGGGTACCAGAGTACGCAGAGATGTGCGGAGTTGATACCAGCAGAGTAATTGTTATTGAAACAAACATTATGGAAGAGGCTTATCAAGCCGTCATAGAGTTCGCAGAATCAAAGTCAGTAGATGCCATTGTTATTGACTCCCTTCCTGCCCTTTCACCAGCACCCGAAATGGAGAAGGACATGAATGAAATGACTGTTGGAAGAGGAGCACTCTTAACTAACAAGTTCTTTCGTGTAGTTGGTTCTGCAATCAAGCGCAGTCTGGTTGAGGATGAACGTCCAGTGCTCGGTCTCATAATCAACCAGTACCGCATGAAGATCGGTGTGATGCATGGAGATCCTCGTACCACTCCTGGTGGTGAAGGAAAGAACTATGCATTCTTTACTCGTTGTGAGATTCGTAGAGATGAGTGGATTGAAGTTGGACCCAGCGGTAATAAGAATCGTGTTGGTCAACGCATCAAGGTTCGCACATTAAAGAACAAGACTGCACCACCACAGCGTGTTGCATACTTTGATTTTTATTTTGCTGATGGTGGAGACTGCCCAGC